AAGATCTGCTTCAACGTCAGGACGATGCTGGAGACAACAGCACCGATATCGACCTCGCTGAGAGCCTCGAACGCCTTCTGGAAGCCCTCCACCAGGAACCCGGCCAGGCCCACAATGGCCTGACCCAACCAGCGGAAGACGCCAACCAGCGCGTCGCGAAACTCCTCGCTCGCGATGAACTGGAAGATCTTCCCGATGGCCCGAAGCACACCCTTGAAAATCTTGCCCCACGGAATCTGGCGCAGAAGCGCTCCCGCCCCCTTCATCACGTCGGCGAGCGCCTTGAACACCCGAGTGAAGACCGCGCCCCAGTCCACCGAGGCGAGGTAGTCGAAGAGCATCCCCACCCACTTCTTCACCACACTCCAGAGCTTCTTGGCCGCCGATCCTATCTGGGCCGTCATATGCTGAATCGCTTGGCCCGTTGTCTTACCTTCCTTCGTGAGCTTGAGGAACCAACCACCTAGAACAGCCGCAGCCGCAAGAATCAACGCGAACGGCGACACCAACATGTTCAGACGAAAGCCGAGCGAACCAAGAACGCCGACCATCGGCGTCACTTCCTTGAGCATCGTCCCGAAGACGGCCGCCATCGGACGAAGCGTCTTAGGAACCAGAGAAAGAGCACCGAGCTGGTGCATCTCCGACATCTTCCGAATGATGGCTCCGAGGGGACCTTTCTTGGCCGCGTACCCCGCCATCTTCTTGTTCCACACCCGAAATTCTTCACTCGTCTCCGCAACGAAAACTCTTGCCCCCTTCCGGCTGATATCCCGGAAGCCTTTGATGAACATGTCCTTCGACTGCTCGAAACGATCGGCCAGCGTCTTGTCCGAGATGAAACCTTCCCTAGCAATCTTTCCCAAATCCCTGTGCGCTTTGGAGGTCACCTTCATCTGGTCGAGCTGCGCGTCCGACGCAGTCTCGAAGAAGGTCATCATCATGGCCGCCTGATTCGGTCCGAAGACCTTCCGAAGTTGACCACCCATGAGCTGGATCATGCCCTTGTAGTCTTTGCCTTCGGCCTTGGCCTTCTTGACCATCTCAGCCATCGTGGACATCATCTCGCCGGGACCCTGGCTCATCGTGTCGAACGCGACCTTCGTGTCTCCTCCGGAAATGGCGAGCGCCTTGTGGAACTCGGAGATGTCCTCTCCGGTACCCGCAAACAGGTTCGAGAACTCTTCGCCGCCCTCCACCATCGTGGTAGCAAGCGCGAGCGAGGCGGACCTCGCTTCCTCCGCGCCCATACCCATGCTGTGAAACCCCTCAGCAACGGCCGCCGTCTGTCCCGCAAACGCAGCCATCCTCTCGGGATCCATGTCGTGGTAGACGCCCTTACCTCGGCGCCGCACTAGCTCCAATACCTTGGGCATCTCTTGGAGCATCCCGCCCACGTCGCCCATCGACTGACCCGCCGCCGTGAAGCTGCCGGTGAGCACCTGGAGATCGGCGTCCGAGAAATTGAACTCCTTGCGCGCCTGCCGAAGCGACTGCACCAGTACGTCGGCCGAAACGCCGGTCACCTCCGAGAACTTCGCCAGGTCCGTCGCCGACTTGATCCCGACGGCACGCAGCTCCTCCACCGCAAGCGAGTAGTTGTAGACAGCCTTCGCTGCGCTGTCGGTCGAGATCCCCGTCGAGAGGTTCATCGAGGTCGCCTGGCTCGAAAAGCGTTTCAGGGCCTTCCCGGTGAGACCGTAGTTCGCACCCGTCGCACGGGCGGTCTTGTTCGAGGCTTGGAGAGTCGCCTCGAACGAGGTCGTCAAGTTGGTACCCTCGCCTGAGAGCGCCTCCATCCCGTGCGCGATGTCGTTCAGACGGGCGAGGGAGATCGACTGGATGAACGCAGAGAGACGGTTGATCCTCAGGATGGAGTTCAGCTTCTCCATCGCGTCGCGGATGAAGTTGAAACCTCCACCGATCCTTCGTTCGTCGCTCTCGATGTTCCCTGCCGATCGGTGCATCGTCTCGGCACCGCGCTTGGCGGAAGTCGGCAAGTCCTTCCCGAGGGAGCGCGCGAGCTGGTCGATAGAGGCCGTGAGCTTGTCGAGCTTGTCTCCCGAGATCTCCTCGGTCATCTTGGCTACGGGCGCGGTGCCGCCTTCGGCCCGCTTGCCCATCTTCTCGACCTCAGCCGCGATGTTGGCGAAGCCCTGGGCAACGTCCTTCTGCTTGGACTTCAGCCCGGCGTCCTTGGCGCCGAAGCTGAAACCCAAACCCATAAAATTCATACCCACAGGGCGGACCTATCTCTACTAGCCGACCTCGTGGGCGACCCCCAGGTCGAAAAGCGAAGTAGGAAGTTCATCGCCAAGGGAAAGCCTCCGGAAGCAGGTGGACCACGTGGTCCCTAAGCTACCTGCGGGAACGCGCCCGCGCTAGATCTGCATTATGCTGCGCCTCCCGCCGCTTCTCCAGCTCGCTCTTGCGCTCAATCATGCGCAAGCGTCGGCTGGACGGCATCGCCATGATCGAGTCGTAAGGCGTACCCCTCCACGATTCCATCAGGTAGAAGATTTGGGCTTCAAGCTCTTCTGGATCGCAGAGGGGAAGAAAAAACCGGCTTGGCCCACGTCCACGTCGCGCTTGAACTCGTGCCCGCACTCCGAGCATTCCATGTCGATCTCGGTGTCGAGACCGCCCTCGCACTCCTCGAACTGGTCGCGGAGGAAGTTGCGATCCCGAATGCCGAGGCTCTTCACGTCAGCCAGGGTGGGCGGCTTGCCGTCGAGCATCTCCATGCGCATCAGGATGGACAGCGAGAGGGTGTCGTTCTTGTTCTTGTCGAACTTCGCCAGCCGCTCCTCGTCCTTGCCAGTCATCGGGTGGATCCGAGCGAGCTTACCGGACGGCAGTGTCAGGTCGAAGATGCGCTTCTTCGCGTCGGGCATCTTCTTCGGTTCGAGCGCCCCGAGATCGACCGTGTAGAGCTTCTCCACTTCGCACTTCGGACACTTGTCCTTGAACGGGTACTCGTCGCCCAGCGAGATGCGACGGATGGCGAACATCAGGAACGCGCGGTCCCCGATGGTGAGGTCGAGAGCGATCTGCGAGATGCGCCCGCGGTCGGTGATGGGACCGATGCGCTCGATGCACCGAGAGAGCAGTTCGTTGATCTTCTTGACCGGCAGCGTCTTCGGGTTGGCGAGCATGTCCTCTTCCACGCCCGTGATCTCCCGAACCGCGATGTCGGTGAAGAGATTGCCCGCCTCGTCGAGGTACCCGCAAGGAAGGTCGTACACCCCCTGCGAAGACTTGGGGGTCGTGACCTGGTTCTGCGAGAGCATCGCCGTCTGCTGCGCCAGGATGTCGGTCTTCGGGGCCGGTTCGGTCTGCGTGTCCGCCATCTTCTTCTCCTCGTTCGTTTCCGCCATGGTAACCTCTAACCACTCAGCGCAGAGTCGTACACCTGGATCAGGGACTTGACCGCGCCCGTCACGGTGAGACCGCGGACGTTGACTAGGTGCTTGAACGTCTCGTACTGGTCGGTCGGAACCCAGACGTTGATCTTCACGTCGCCGGTCGCAGCATCCTGATACCGATCGAGGTCGTCGAATCGGTTCGCGTCGGTGACGTACATCGACATGAGGTAGCGGATGAGCGCGCCCATGCTCTTGAAGCCGTGATGCGTGCGCATGCCGTTCTGCATGCGGTTGTAGAGGCGGCGGCTCACCCAGAAGTTGATGGGACGCCGCAGTCCCTCCGATCCGGGACGGGCTGCCGCATCGGTTGCCATCTCACAGGCGCGACAGATGAGCACCCCGTTGGAAACCACCTCCTGCCCGCCTGCCTCGGCAGGGACGATCATCTTGACCCGCAGCTTGTGCTGTCCGCCGCAGTTCGCGCACTGACTCTTGTGCTTCTCCCAGATCTGCTGCTCGAACGAGGGAGGGCTTCCGACGATCTGCTCGATCTTGTCGCTCATGGTGACCAGCTCCATATCCCGATCCGTCCCTTCTGTACCTCAAAAGTGCAGTAACCGTCCACAAGCAAAGATCCAAGATCTGCGTCCCGCTTGCGGGGAAGTCAGACCTTGGACGGCATCATCCAGTCGTCGAAGTTCTCGTAGCCCCCGTAAGGATCGTCAGCGCCCTGGCGACGACGTGTGTGACGATCCTGCGCCCCTACCGGATACCGGCTCAAAGGCGCTCCGAGAGGACGCTCGTAGGCACCGACGTTGGCGGAAGTGGTGGCCCCGGAGACCGTAGCCTCTTCCCTGCGCGCCAACATCTCGGCGAGATCGAGCGTCTCCCACCCGCGGCTCATGATCCAGAGCCTACTGCACTATTGGGGTATAAAGCAAGAAAGGGATCGGACGGGATCAACAGCGCGAGAAGTCGCAAATCTGGCACTTGGCGCAGCCCTCGACCCGATAGAGACCCACCTGGTGGCACTGCGGGCATAGATCCAACTGAAGAGGCCGGTGGCCGTTCCCGTGCCCGTTGGACCCGTTGCTCCCAGGCTTCGCAGAGTGGCCGTTGGAGCCCTTGGGAGGCGCCTGAACCGCCGGAGCCTCCTGAACCTCGATGGCGGCCTCCCGACGTGCCTGGAGACGAACCAGGAGCATCTTGAATGCCTTGGCGATGCCGTCCGGAACCGAGAGGACCCGGTGCGGTCCGAAGCCCGCTGAGTCCCCTCCCCCGATGCCGTCGAGCTGGTCGATCACGAGCTGAAGGCGGCGCAGAGGCGGCAGCGGGGAGTCCATCCGCAATACAAGAGAAACCATGCGCGCCAGCGCCTCGCGATCCGCGTTCATCGCTGTACCGGCGCGACTCACGTCCAACCACGCCTCGAAGGCTTCTCCATCGTCCGGGTGGAGCCCCAGCTTGGCACTGAGCTTCCCAGCCGGGGTCTGGACCGACACACCGATCAAGTCGTACACATCGGTCGGAACCGAACGCACCTCCCGAACCTCAGGCGGGGGCGCATCCGGGACGCTGAGCACCTGCTCCTCTCGACTCTTGTCGCGGTAGACCGTACCGCCCTTGCAACCCAGCTCGAAGAGTAGGCGGTAGTAGTCCCCGACCTGGGCCGGGGTGTAGTCAGTCGGAAGGTTGCTGGTCTTCGAGATCGAGCTGTCCACCCAACGCTGAATGGCGGCCTGCGTGTGTGCGTGATCCTCCGGCGTCATGTCCATGCTGGTGACGAACCACTCCGGCAGGTACTTCGACGAAGAGAATTGCTCTTCGGGCGGAAGCTCGACGCGCTTGGCTGCGATGTCGGGATGCGCCTGTAGGTACTCGGCATAAACCGACGCGCGCTCCCGGTGTGAACCGAGCCGACCCTTCCGCTCCCACTCCCAGGTGTAGAAGCCCTCGATGCCGGTCGAGGTTCCCACCATCGTCCCAACGGTGCCGGTCGGGGCCTGAGTCAAGTTGGTCACCCCGCGCAGACCCTTGACCCGAATCACCTGCTTCACGTCGTCGGGTAGATTGCGCGCGAAACCGCTGGACGCGAGCAGCTTCTCTGCGTCAAAGAACGGAAACGAACCCTTCTCGGTCGCGATATCCGCCGACGCCAGATACGCTTCGCGGCAGATGGTGCTGTAGAGCTGGTCGAGAAAGGCGAGGCACTTCTGGTTGCGCCCGTAGCGGATGTGGCAGCGCGTAAGCAACTCGCCCAAGCCCATCGTCCCGAGACCGACGCGGCGTTCGCCTTTTTGCTGCTTGTCGTTCTCCGGGAACGGCGAGAAGGCGATATCCACCACGTCGTCCATGAAGCGAACCGCCGTGCGGACCGCCTTCTTGAGGCGATCCCAGTCCACCTTCGCAGGCTCGAACATGCCCTCGCCGACGAGGTACTGAGGCAGGTTGATGTGCCCGAGGTTGCAGACCGCCCAGCCCGGAATTCCTTGTTCGCCGCAAGGATTCGTACACCAGATCCGACCCTCGCTGTAGTAGTTCGAGTTGGACATCTGGTTGTAGCGATCGACGAAGAAGAGACCCGGCTCCGCGCTCGCCCACGCGCTCTCGACGATGAGATCCCACAACTCGCGCGCCTGCACGGTCTTGTAGGTCTTGATCGGGTAACCCTTCTGTTTCCACAGTTCCAGGTCGCCGTCCCACTCGTCGTTGTAGGCCGGGTAGGTCGTATCCGGGAAGACGAGATCCCAGCTCGCGTCCTCCTGGACGGCCCGCATGAACGCATCTGTGATACCGACCGAGACGTTCGCGTTCTTGATGCGCGAGTTGTCTTTCTTGGCCGTGATGAATTCGAGGATGTCCGGATGCCAGACGTACTGGATGAGCATCAAGGCGCCGCGACGCGAGCCGCCCTGCTCGATGAGACCCGTCCCGAACGAGTAGATCTCACCCCACGCCACGGAGCCCGAAGAGCGCCCGTTCACGCCACGCACGAGCCCGTAGCGCGGGCGCAGCGACATGAGCGGAATCCCCACGCCTCCTCCGCGACTCATGATCTCGGTCATGCGATCGAGCGTCTGGATGATGCCGCCACGCGAATCCCGCGGTGTCGGCAAGACGTAACACTGCTTGGTCAGGTACCCGTTGCCCACTGTCATCGTGTGGGTTTCCGACTCGACGCAACAGTAGACATCCTCGACCAGGCCAGTCGCGCGAACCTTCTGGACCTGCACCGTACGCCCACGCTCCGGCGCCCCGGCCGCGCGGAAGTTCTCCTTGTGGTCTTCCCGCAGAATGTCCTTCTCGGAAACGAAGATGCGGTTGAGGTGGATCGTGTAGCACGGCCCGTACTGGTCTCCGAAGTTGCTCTTGTCTCGAATCACGCGGGGTAGCGTGGTCACGAACCCCGCCCGAGGAGCATTCCTCCCCAACTCGCGAAGAACGCCCTCATCAGCCTGCGTAAGGTAGACGGAACCGTTCTCGTCCACGTACCCATCGGCTGCAATGAGCCCCGCGAAGAACCCGCGCCAGTAGGTTCCCGATTCGGAGCTGTCCGGTAGTTGCTTCCAAACCGCGGGAACCCCCGTCACAGCAACATGCGTGTCACTGCGCTTCTTGATCTCGAAGGCGCCCTCGAACAGAGACGCAAGCGGAATGCAGGCACCAAAGAGATCTACTCGACCCTTGAAGGTGGAGGTCTTCGTCCCATCCCCGAAAACCAAGCCGTGCCGCACGCCGTCCAACCACTCCGGTCCATCGACCCGACACTCGGTCGCCGGATTGAATGGGATCGACATCCCTTCCAACTCAGTCGTCTTGACGACCTTGAGCCGAGCACCCTTCTTCGAGCCGAGCCACTCGTGCTCGGGCGTGGCGTAAAGAACGTCTCCGTTCGCCAGCTCGATAGCCAGAAGCTCTTGCTTGCCGTAGCAAGCAAACTCGGCCGGACGGTAGATGCCGTCCTGCGAGAGAACCGCGACCGTACGACCGACCAGATTCTCGATGTTGAACACACCCTCTCGGGTCTGAACCGGCGTGCCTGCCCGGAAGCAGTTGTAGGGAGTCAGCCTCTCCTCTACACCTGCGCCTGCCCAGATACGACCTGCTGGAACGAAACCAAAGCCGTCGAGGAGATCCCGAAACTCCCGCGTCCACTTCTCGCGTAGCTCCGGCTTCTCGGCCTGTGCTACCGCCTTCGCCATTCGATCGAGCGCCTGCTCGATGGTCTCGATCGGCTGGTCGGTCTGGTCCAACGGGACCGTTATGATTCTGCCGTCGGTCTCCAGACGAACCAGCACACCATCGCTCGTCGTGGCCTCGACCGTTGCCAGCTCGCGCTGCCTGGTCTGCGTATCCACACAGACCACCAAACGCTGGCCTGGTTGAAGATGCGAACGATCCTGATCTTTGCGAGCGTAGCGGTCGAGAAAGATCAAGTCGCCCAGTGGTGTGAGCCCCTTCTTGCGGGACACTACGGGCAACGCGCTGCTATTAACGAGCGACATATCCATCGTTCGACCCCCTTCAGGATTCAGGATGTCAGGCTGATCTCTTCGACAAGCTCGGGTTTGATATCCAGTTCGGCGATCGAAACCTCACCGGATCTCGCGTCGAAGTCGCTGCCTACCTTGTAGCGCGTCGGTAGGCAGCCATGAAGCACGTACGCTCGTGCGGGTATACGGGCAACAACATCTATCGGCCCCCCTCCCACCAAACCTCCAGCCAACGCAGCACCCGCCGTCTGTCCAGCGACGGTGCCGACCGCTGAGAAAGTATTTCCGCCGACCGCCGCCTCCACCAAGCTATTGAAGACGAAAGCCGCCGCTTGCCCGATCGTACCGAAGGGGCTGCGCGAGAAGTAGTGGATGAGCACAAGCTGCCGTCTCGGTGAAGGACCGCCTATGCGAGACGGAGGCACGTACGGTAGCTTGAGCTGCCACTCCGTACTTCCCACAATGCCTGCAACGATCCAACGCCAGAAGTCGGAGTTCGCGAAGGTCACGCCCCTCGTGAGCGTGATCGGAGAAACGTCGGCGCTCTTGATCGCCGTACGCTTGAAGTGCCAGTTCCCTTCTTTGATCTCCTGCGTCTCTACTGTGATCTCGGGGGCCACGATAGAGGCGAAGCCGGAGAGCGGCGTGAAAATCGGAAGCGCGAAGGCTTCAACAGGCGCTACGTCCATGAGCCAGAACGGGTACGCCTGGAGGTAGTCTTGGAGAACAGGACGCGCCACGATCTACCCTTCCAGCCTAAAAGTAGGGCCTGACATGAATCGCCTCCGCAGCACCGCCTGTGATAGCACTTCTTGCGATCTGTGATCTGTCACGAGTCGCACCGAACCCGAAGCAGAACACAGCACGCGCACCCCTACAAGACTGTCGGGTTTTCGGGATAAGGGGTACCCCGAAAAGCGAACGGGGTAGCACCCGATCCAGATGCTACCCCGTACTTGCTTGAGTTCGGATGTTACCGTTACGCCGGAACGGGCCGCTCCTCGACCTCGAAGTGCTCGTAGGCGAGGTCCATCTCCATGATGGAGATCTCGGACGCGGTCGCGTCCATGTCGGCCGCCACCTTGTGCCGGATGGGGAACGCTTCGCGCACGTGGTAGATGCGTCCCGGCGTGTCGGTACCGATGTTCGTGAGGTTGGGCTGATCTCCCGAGGCCGGTTGCGTGCGCACGAGCGCCGCGTCGCGGTGGAAGTGCTTGATGTCGAGGTCGGCTCGGTACTCGCCCGAACCTTCCAGGACCACCCGCAACCACTCCCAGAAGGAGCTGTCCCCGCGCGTGACACCGCGCGAGAGCGTGATGTCCGACATCGTCGGGTTGCCGGGGTACTTCTTGGTGTAGACGGTGTTGCCTTCCTTGTACTCCACCGCCTCGACCGTGGCCTCAGGCGTCGTCACCGCCGAAAAGCCCGCCTGTGGGCTGCCAGGAACGACCAGACGAGCGACTCCACCGACGCCAATGGCATCGACGTGGAAGCGCATCGAGTGAATGAAGTCGGTTCTTTGTGCGCGGGCCATCTATCGTACCTCCCAGGTCTTTCGTGCCGCGAGGCTCTCTTCGGCCCCACTAAAGGGGTCGGCGGGTGCGATCTCTCCGACGCCGTAGCTGATCCCCAACGCCACCTGCTCCGCATCCAACGCCCGCTTGAGGGAACCAAGATGCTTGATACCAGGAGACGGGCGGTTGACGACCAGCGGCTCGTGAACCGGGACGCTCGTGTAAAGGTCGCCCAGGTACACAGGCTGATCCGTCAAGTTGTGGATCGTCAGTTGCGCCATCGTCGTCTAGGTGACCACTCCAGCCGAATCGCGCCAGGCAGCACCATCGCTCCAGTTGGGCGCGTTGTCATCAGTGTTCCAGATCGCCGAGAAGGTCGGAACAGCCGTGGCGGCCGGGCGCGTGGCGTTGGTGTATGACTTGAGCGCGCTCATGAAGCCCAGCGCCACGTCGTCACCCGTCTCCTCCAGGAAGGCGAGCGAGATCTTGCCAGCCGTCACAAGCTGCTTGAGCGGCTGATCTCCTTCGAGATCCGCCATCGTCCTCCGCGTCTGGACCGCCTCGCCTGGAGCGAGATTGCGGTAGAGCTGCGAGAGAAAGAGGTTCTCTGCCGCTGTGATGTTCGTGAACGTGACCTTCATGGTGGCGCTCCTTTGCCTCTACGACGATCCTACCTCGTTACGCTCCAACCTTCCACTAGGTCAGGCTGATCTGCTGGAAACGGAAGCGCACGAACTCCGCAGGCTTGTTCGGCGCGATGCCTACGTCGATGATGACCTGCCCCAGCTCGATGCTCTCCGGAGAGTTGTTCGAGTCATCCACGACGACGAAGAAGGACTCGGCAGGCGTGGTTCCGGCAAAGTAGCCCTCGCCGTGCAGAGCGGTCAGGAAGCCGCTAAGCTGGGCCTTGATGCGGCCCCACAGGGCCGGGCCATTGTTCTCGAACACGATCCACGCGGTCGCGTTGTAGATGGACCGCTCCAGGAACATGAAGAGGCGCCGGGCGTTGATGTAGCGCCACTCGCTCTCCGACGCGATGGTACGGACACCCCAGACCGCGAGGCCCGTCTGCGGCCCCGAGATGAGCGGGTTGATCTTGTTCGGGTAGACCACGTCACGCTCGCCCTGGGTGGAGTCGAGTTCCAACCCCGTCAGGAACCGGAGCGCGCCGTCCACCGTGCCACCGGGAGACTTCCCGACGTTCTTGGTCGCGTCCGTGCGCGCGTAGATGCCCGCGATGTGGCCGAGGGGCGGCATCGTGAGCGGCCGGTTGTTCGCGAGAGGGTCGGCCACCTTGACCCACGGCCAGTAGAGCGCCGCGAACTTGGAGAACCGCCCCAGCGTGAAGCGGAACCAGTCCACCGCCTCCTGCGCACTCGACCCCCGCGGAACCGCCAGGAGGATGAAGCGGTCCCCGCCTGAGGGAAGCCCCGCCCGCGAGTCCGCGTAGTCGAGCAGATCGCCAGTGATGATCTCGTCCCCCGCGAAGTCGGGGATGGCGACCTGCATGATCTCCTCGACGCGATCCAGAGCATAGACGCCCTGGTAGTTCGTCTGGAGCGTGCCGGGCGCCGTGAACTGGCTGCGCCCGAAGTTCGTCGAGTCGAAGGTACCGTCGGTACCCGCGGTGTAGCCCTTGGTCGTGTCGCCGAACTGCTCGGAGTGCGTGGTCTCCGAAGCCGCCGAGCGGTAGGAGGCCGTCACGAGCGTGGCCCCCCGGATGGTCTCCAGGGTCTTGAACGACACCGCTCCGGTCGTGTAGTTGATCGTGTTCGTGAACGTGCCGTCCACATGTCCGACGAGCACACCGCTGCCGTTGTCCGTGATGGTCCGAAGCGTGTTGTCGGACGCACGGTAGTAGGTGATGCTCACGGAACGCGGGGCGATCGGGCCGTTCAGAAGCGTGGCCGCGATGGTCTGGTTGGCGGCCAGCTCGTTGCCGCCTGCGAAGATCTGCGTGCGCGCGATGCCTTGCAGCTCGCCAGGTGCTTCGTCACCACCCGGTTCCTGGACCCGGATGAGATCGGACAGCTCGTTGATCACGTCGGCGAAAAAGTCCGCTGAGGTGGCCGTCGCGAAGTCCAGCTCCTCGTAGGTCTCCAGGGTCTCGAACAGCCCCGAGGAGGAGTTCCTGAGAAGGACGTTCAGGTTGAACCGCGAGAAGGTCGCGTTCGGCGTGTCGAGGAAGTCCTGGTCGCCCGTGATCTCGACCTTCATCTCGTTCGCCCAGACCCCCTTGGAGATGGGGTCGAGGTTCCACGCATTGATCGAGTAGGTCACCAGGAACGGCGCCTTGTTGTGGGCAAGGTTGCCGATGGTGCCGAGAGTCGTGAACGAGTACGAACCGTCGGCGTACGAGATCGTCCCAGGAGCCGCCAGCGACACGCCCGTGAGCGCGCCCGCGCCATCATCCACGACCGTCCGGGTCGTACCCGTCGGCGTGAAGCTCGCCTGGATGTCCCCGACGAACGCGCCAACAGGGATGTCCGTACCCGCGAACTTGATCGACAGGAAGCCGGTGATGAGATCGAGCGTCATGACCGAGCCCTGACCGTTCGCGGCCGTGGTGACCCGCTTGAACGGCGTCGTGCCGAGCGGTACCACGATCGTACGGGCGCCGCCGCCATCCGGATCCCACGAGAGCGTGAACGTGGCCGGGACGAGCGCGAACTGCGCCGAATCGAGCAGCACACCCGCGGTGTACGCACCCACGAGTGAGGCGGGATTGACCCGACCCTCGTAGCTCGCTTGCGCGATGACCTGCGCGAGGTCCGCGCCGTTCGCGCGGTTGCGGAGATCCTGAAGAGGCACGACCGCGGCAAGGCCCCGATAGCGGATCGAAACCGAAGAAGAGACCAACGGGCTCGCGCCTTCGTTGTCCTTCAGCTCCGACGTAGCCGCCGTCTTGGTGAAGGCGACGGCCGCGCCATCCCCTTCCTCGATCTTCTGGTCTGTCGTCTTGGACCGGATCTTCGCGTCCGCCTCCACCGCATCCGCAGGAACCACGCGCACGACGTACGCGCGACGGCCTCCGTTGGAGAAGAAGGCTGCGACCGACAGAGGAAGAAACGACTCTCGCGTGAAGTCGCCGAACACGCGCGTGAACTGGTCGAACGAGGTCACCAAAGTGGCCGTGTTCGACGGTCCGCGCTGCGTGAAACCGACGATCCCCAGGTTCGAGGTCGAGACAGCCTGGATGACCTGCAACTGGGCAGGGACTTCCTCGATGAATACGCCAGGGCTCAGAATCTCGGCCATGATCTAATTCCCTCCGCGGTACGTGTCTCGCTTGAGATGACCCATTCCCGGTCGCCCTACTTCTTCAGCTTCGTTCCCACCGGCTCCTTCGGAGCCTCCTTGGGAGCGGTAGCGGAAAGCTCCCCTGCCGCAGCCGAAGCAGACTCCCCTGCCGCGGCCGAAACAGGAACCGAGGCAGGAGGTGCTTCGGTTGGCGCTTCGGCCGAAGCCGTTGCAGCCAGCGCAGAGCGAACCAGGTAGCCCTTGCGAACAATCGGCACCAGGTTCGGCGAACCCTCGTCACCCGGATCGATCTCGATCCAAGATTTCGGGGGAACAGACACCGCCTTCCCGCTGGAAAGCGAGACGGCAATGGGACCACGAGTCGTGTTGTAGTAGCGCGACATGATCTACAACCCCTCTGAACGGAGCGTCAACGCTCTGGTTACGGTCTTCCGGATCACAGGATCGTTTAGGTCCAGTTCGCCTTCGATCCGCAAGGTGACGGCAAAGCCTATCACACGATCAGTCACATCGGCTACTTCATCGAGATGAGAGATCCCCTCCATGAAAGCCGAGTAGCTTCTGGCGTCCCCGACACTGTCCTTCAGCAGAACACGACAGTACGGTTGGTAGATGCGCAACACGTGGTCGAGGACGCGATTCGCCTGGTTGCGGACGCCCGGAGCGCCTCGATTCCTGGCGACGATGTTGATCGTGTAGCTGAGGTCGAACGGGGCCGCCTGGTCCACCTGTTCTACGCGATCGTACCCCTTGACCGGATCCGAGGTTTGGTACTGCTTGTACTCGCTCGGATGAGCCCCCCGGCCGGGAGCCCGGTACTGAAGCGTCCCCGGATGCCAGCGTTGCAGCGCAGGACTGATGTCGTCCCGCCGAACCAGAATCATAGGGATGCTGTACTTCTCGAACACGTCCTCGGGGTACGCGAACGTGACTGGAATCGCCGGTAGACCGGGACGCGGATCCACCGGACCTCGATGGAAGTGCGACGAGACAGGTGGATCGAAGCCGACGGTTTCGACTTCTTCCAGATTCAGGAAGTAGTTCTCCGTCTCTTCGTCGATGCGCGCACCAAGGGTCTCCACCACTCCCTCATCAAAGGAACGGAGGTTGACGAACCCGGTCCGGGCTCGGCCTTCGGTGCGATCTCGCAGGGCTTCATCCATCGTGTCACGCCGGTCCTCAAGACCCGGAGCTGGGGCCTACGCCTCGCTCCGAGCGCGACCGAGGACGTAGCCAGTGAAGCCGAGGGAGTTGGCCTTCCCGAGCCAGATCGAGACCTCCTGGTCGGCCGCCTCGTCTTCCGGCATCGGAGGCAGATCCCCCTCTTCGGCCAGCTCGTCCGACATCGAGAAGACGAACTCGATCGCATCGTCCTCCGACATCTCGAACTCGGCCATGAGGCGATCGACCACGTTCGTGAGGTACATGTTCATCGCGTCGTTCACGTCGGTGGGGTTGTCCGCCCCGCCGTCGCCTGCGCTCGCGTTCTTCGCAGTTGAGTTGGCGGGCTGATCGACCGCTTCCGGTCCCCACGCTGACTCCATCTTGATGCGGATCTTCGTGAGAAGATCAACCGCCTGCTCGGTGATCGGGTACATGCCGTTCCTCCTCAAAAGATCCTGATCCTAGATACGGATGCCAAGTTTCCTCTGGAAGGGCAAGTAGTTTCTTGCCTCAGCCATCCGTACTTTGTTCCTCGTCTTCGGCGGCCACTTCTTCCATCCCCGGAAACCGAGGTCCGTGAAGACTTGCTTGAGCTTGTTGTTGCGGCGGATCATAGATTTGATCCCCGTTGCGATCAACCTCCGAATGGAGGGACGCCAGTGCGGCTTGGACTTTACCCCACCCAGACCGAACTCCAGGCGTAGCGCCTCGAAAGCCACGTCGGGCAGCACCCGTACCTTCTTGGGTATCTTCAGCCGACGATCCTTCTTGACTTCGCGAACCCCCACCCGATCCAGCTCCCGACGCCACTTCGGGCGGTCCTTCATGCGAATCTTCTCGATCCGCTCGACCTCGCGCTTGTTCACACGTCGCGAGATGACGAGTGCGTCGCCCCGCTTCGGCATGAACGGAAGTGTTTGCAACGTCCAAGGACTGAACCTCTCTAGAATGAGGATTTCCGGCTTGACCCGCTGAAGCCTTCGTCTAGATCGAATATACAGAACGGTCCGAGGCACGTCAACTTTGCGAACCCTCCGATGTCGTATGTTGGATCGGAGAACTACTGCGGAAATGCCAGACGGTGCTCCCGCAACACGGGCCACCTCCAACGAAGCACGGTAGGGCGCCCACTCGTCCGTCTTGGGCACCATTTCCAGGATCTCCCTACGGACGAAGGCAGCCGCCAACGCCGGTAGAAGAGGCTCCAGGTGCTCCGTTCGACGCGGCCACTGCGACACCAGGCGATAGATCCGCGCCGCTTTAGCGTTTGGTCGGATGTCGATGAGGAAGTCGCGCGTCGTCACTCAGGCCCAACCCCGTCCTTCTTCGCGTAGAACTCCTCGACTTCCAGAATGGCCTGCGCAACCGTCTTCCGCCCTAGCAGGCGACCCGTCGGCACCGGCCCTCCACGTACCTCGCGACCCGGCAGCTCGAAAGAATCGACAGGACGTAGCTCGTCCAACCACTTCACGTGCTCTTCACAGACACCGACAAGACGCTCCCGACCTTGAACCCGCACACCGAACTTGGAGTCACGTCCACACGCGAAGCACCACCGCTCGAAGTTCGTGATAGGTCCGGCGTACTCGTGAAAGTCGTCCCCTTTTAGGGGCGAGCCGCAGCCGTCCTTGGCAAGACACTTCGGCTCGGGAAGACCGCGGTCCCTCGCTTCCCAGTAGAGCCGACACGTCGCACAGACGGACGAAAGTCCGCTCTGGACGGCCAGCCCCACCTTGGCGAGGTTGAGCGGCACGCGCTACATCGCCCCCTTGGTCGCCTTCACCGCAGCCCGCGCCTTGCCGGTCGTCCACCGACGAAGCTGGCTCTTGAGCCAGGACTTGTCCTTCGTGACGACCGTCTTGACCTGCGCCATGAAGTCGTCGAGAGCGTCGTCGTCGCTCAGATCCACGCCAGCCACCTGGGCAGCCAGAGCGATGTGCTGTGCGATGGCGGCTTCCGGACCCGTCGCTGCCGCCTCTTCCGCCTTCTCACCAAGCAGCTCGTGCAGTTCATCGATGATCTTTGTCTTCATTTGTTCGTGAGCCTCCGCTCCGGCGTGAACTCGGTACGGCGCGAGATGTCGCACTTGAACCCGACGAAGCTCGGCGTATCGAACAGGTGGCCGTCATCCCCGACCTGGGTGATGTCGAAGTAGAAGCCGCGTCCCGGCACATCTTCTTCGTCAACCGAAAACTTCTGGAAGAAGGGTGTGTTCCACACCCGAATCACATCGCCCTCGCTGGGAGGAGGCGAATGCGCATCCTCGAACTCTTTACGCGCAATCCAGATGGACCCGTTCCAGACTGAACGGAAGCCCTCCTCGCGCGCCTCCGCGAAGCCGTCCGGATACTCTAGGTACCCGACCATGCGGAAGGGACCCGCGAAGTCACGCACGATAGGCTCATCGTAGAGGGGATCACGTGTCGAGCCCTCAACGTCGAGCGACCAGAATTCGATCTGGGTTCCACCGATGCGGTTGTGTTCCTGCGCCCAGCAGTCGAACAGGAAGCGTTCTCCGTCGCACAACGTGAAGTCGTTGACGAGCGGAGCCGCAGGAAGCGGCTGAGCTGGACGGACTGGCTTCTTGAGCGTCACAGGTCAGCCCACCATGAATCCCATGGGGTAAGCGCTCAGGGAGATCTCCTCTTCCAGAAGCTCCTTCGCGACCCGCGCCTCCTCCAGGAGCCGTTCTCCGTCGAGCGTCGCGTTCCCTTGCGCCGTCGGGAAGGAGTCGTACTTCGAGCGTACCCGCCCGAGATCTTCCTTCGCCTGGGCCAGCGCCCACCTCTTGAGGAGGTCGTGATCACGCTCGTTGAGTTGATCGATCGTGACGTGGTTACTCTTGAACTCGATGAGCATTTGGGCCGAGCCCCGAGGGATCGGAAAGACGTACAACTTCCGACCTTCTTGCCGCCAATCCGGCTCAGCACCGAGAATGCGCTTCGCCATCTCGACGTACTGGAGCGTCTGGGTGAACGAGCTGTAAAGACCGATCGAGTGAGGCGCCGCGAACACGTCGTAGGGCACCTTGTCGTCGAGAAGCGTGAACGGCGAGAAGACCAACGAGATGTCCATCGCCGGAACAGGAAAGACTACGTCTGTGACGGCATCGACCTCGTCAGGAAGGTCGTACTCGCTCTGGCTGGAGTTCATCAGCATCATGGCGCGCTGCTTGACGCCCTTCTTCGCAGCGAACCACCGACGCGCATCCTCTACCGCGTCCTTGAGATGGTCGTCGGTCAGCTCCACCTTGAGAAAAGGCGCACCGAGTCGTCGCAGAATCCACTGCTTCAACCCGGACTCGTCCATGAGCTGGTGCGCCACGGCTCACCCGCTCCTTACTTCTTGGGCTTCTTGCCGCCGCCGCTTCGTTGCGTTGCGGCAGCCGCCTTCTCCGATGCGAGCAGATCATCCAGCTCCTCGGACTCCATCTTGGTCGTCGGATCTTCCCGACGAGGCTCCGGAGTAGGAGGCAGCGACGCAGGAGGAGGAGGAGGAGGAGGAGCCGCCTTCGGCCCCTCGTCGGCCACCTTGACCAGCAACGCCGGAACGAAGCGGTCGAAGTTGCCTTCGAGCACCTGAGCGCCAGAGAGCTGACCGAAGCCCGGAATGTAGACCGAGCTGAAATCAGGGCGTTTCGTGTACTTCGCCATCGTCCTCCTCCGGAGTGTTGTCGTCCGACGCTCCCCCCTCGACCTCGACAGCAGGGGGTTCCCAGATCCGCTTCATCTCCAGAATCTCTACCTTGAGATCCTGCAACATCTTGGCGGTGCCGTCCAGGTTCTCGGTCAGACGATCTAGCTTGTCAGCCATGCGTTCGCAGACTTCCACCATGAGAGGTCCGCGCGAATCGCGAAGTGCGGTTGAGGGGGGTCCTGCCTCCAACACGACATCCTCGACGCGCTGCGCAGCCGGAGGAGGCGTATCCCCAAGAGCACCGATCGCTTCCAGTTCACCAAGTACGTCTGAAGTTCGTCCCATCGTCCGTCTCCCCTTCTCGGGACCACGTGGTCCCTTTCAATGCGAAAGCCCGCCCGATTCACATCGAGCGGGCTCTCGTACTGTATCAGGGCACCAGCCCCTCCAGAAGAAGGGACTAGAGGTTCTGGACCGTGACCTGGCCGTAGAACTCGCTGCGGAGGAGCTTCTTCGCGTAGCGGGTACGGAGGCCCTTGCGGAACGAGAAGTCGTTCGGGTCCAGGAAGGTCGGCGTGACCTGGAGCGGGATGTACGGAGCCCACACGTACCCGGCGTCCAGGTAGCTGCCGCCCTTGAGGCCGATCAGCATCTTGTCGCGGGTGAAGAACGGGTCCTCGTACACGAGCCACTTGTTCATGAGCGTGCCGACCTTGTAGATGCCGAACTGCCCATGCTGCGTGATCGGGCGCGGCATGTCCGCCGGGCCGTAGGGGCTCTCGCCGCCCGACACGTAGATCGGCCGGAAGTCCCCGTGGGTCGTGAGCTGCGCCAACAGAGCCGAGACCTCGGGCGAGGTGACGATCCAGTTGGCGGGCGCGCGGAGGGTCTTCTTGTGGATCAGGTTCGACACCGTCGAGAGCGTCGTGATGATGCTCCGCAGGTGGTCCACCTCGGCGATGCCCGCCGGAGGAACGCGGTCGAACGTGCCCGTGGTCCCCGTCGAAGCGAGGAAGAGGTCGTTGATGATCTCGCGATCGATCTCCAGCGCGATCTCCTGCGCGACGATCGAGACGATCTCCGTCTCAGCATCGAGCCCGTGGAACGCACGGAGGTCTTCCGCCGCCTCGCTCGACCAGAGCGCCTTCAGGCGCCGCGGCTGGGCCTCGACGGGAGCCTTCTTCACGTCGAGCTGGACCTGCGGGACCTTGGAGGAAAGCTCCCCATCGTAGTAGTAGTACGCCTTGATGGGGTTGCCCGCGACCGGGATCACCGTGAACTTGAAGGCCGTCAGCGCGCCGTTGGAGTAGTTGATGGAGCCCGCCGCCACGGCCCCGGTGAAGCCGCCGGTTCCGTCGTCCAGTGCTTCCTGGACAGTCGCGCCCGTCGCCGCGTTGATCTCGCGCAGGATGAGCTGGAAGCCCCGCGTCGTGTCCTTCGGACGAACCGGCTGGAAGCTCATCACCGCAGTGAGAGCCGTGCCGACGCCGCCGTACTGCGCGCCGTCTCCGATCGCGACCGGCTCGCCGTTGACATACTCCGAGGAGTAGTCGCGGTCGAAGTCGCGCGGGAAGATGTTGCCCTGGGTCGTCGCGCCCTTGCTCGTCCCGTAGATGTAGTCCAGGAAGAAGACCGCGCCGACTGGCGCTGTCATCGGCTGGACCGAGACGATCTCGTTCGCGATGAGGTTCGGGAAGACCCGCCGCAGTACCGGGAAGATGAACTTGGTGAACGAGCCGACGTTGATCGTCCTCGTTTCCTCGTTCAAGTTCTGGAGGTAGAGCGACTGGTTCTCCATGAGCATCGCAGTGACGCCCAGAACGAACCGCTCGTGTTCGGACCGATCCGGCATCCCTTCGAGCAAGTCACGCCACTTGCGAATCAGGCCACCGACGTAGCTCTGATCAGCGATCGAACCACGGCGAGCTTCTTGGATCATCTGGCGAGCTTCGGCGCCCATGCGATCTTCCTCCTCTGCGAAACCGGCTTCGGGTATAGCGAAAGCCTCGGGTCCTTGTTGGGTTACTTTCTCACGCCGGAGAGCCGCTTCAGCTCTCCGAGATCAACACCGAGACCGTTGTAGTCTTCTTCCATCTTCGACCGACGTGGTGTTTCTTCGTCGATCGGGTTCCCTTCAGAGCCACCGCGTGTGAGCGAGCGGATCCGAGAGCGAACCAGCGCAGCCTCGTCGTCATCCTTCGGGGGCGCAGGAGAGAAGTTCTCGAAGATCTCGTCCACCTCTTCCTTCGAGTCCGGTTTCGCGGATTCGATCAGTGAACGGATCTTCGCAGATCTTGGATTGCTCTGCAACTTCTTTTCCACGTAGAGCCGGAGGGAGATCGCCTTGTTCACGGCGGTCAGCTTCTCGACCGCCTCAGACAGCGCCTCGACCTTCTCCTCGGCCTTCTCCGTCGCTTCGCGCGCCAGAGTCCGAGCGCGCGACACCTCGCGGACCTTGGTCTCTTCGACCTTCTTGTCCGTCTCGCGCTTCTTCGACAGCTCCTCGCGAACGCCTGCCAGCTTGGCCTTCAGCTCGGTGGCGTTCTCGAACTTCGTCACGTCCCCGACGACCCGCTTGATGAGGTCCCCATCGGGATCTCCGGCGAGCTGCCGTTCGAGGTAGAGCTTGTAGCCCGCCTCCTTGGCGGCCTCGGCGAGCTTGCCGTTCTCGGTCTCCAGATCCTTGATCTTGAGGTCCCGTTCGGCGCACTCCTTCCGAAGACGAGCGATCTCGGTCTCCTTGGACTTCACGACGGACTCGGCGTCCTCGGGAAGAACGAAGGGACGGAGGATGTCCTTGATCTGATCGAGAGCGGTGCGAGCGCCTGCCACCGACGGATCGGAGAGCAGCTCGCCCCGAACTTCCTCGCGAACCTCGGCGCGCAGCTCCGCGAGGCGCGTGAGCAGGTCGTCCGCGAGCTTGCTCTTGTCCGCTTCGCCCGCTTCACCTGCTTCACCCGCTTCGTGGGCCGCTTCCTCGGCCTTCGCCGCCGCCTGGATGCGGTCCGCCCACTCCTTCGCCTTCTGATTCTCCTGTGCCTTGGTGAGCATGGGTGCGATCTCCACTCCCTCGAAGAAGACCTCGGGGTAGGCGGTCTGGTCGGCCGGATCCGCCACGAAGTCGAAAGTGACGAGACGGTAATCCTCCTGGACCACCTCCTCGCCCTTGTCGTTGGCCTTGGTCGAACCGTACCCGCGCGAGCTGACTCCGACCTTGCAGCCGGACTTCAGCAGCGCCATCAGGTTCTTCCCCTTGTCCGTCGGAAGGATCTCGGCCTCGCCGACGAGCACTCCGTCCTCCAGACGCATCTCTGTAACGATGTGAGACACGCGGCTGAGACTGGTGCGCCCATCGAGCGGGTGGTCGATCTCACCGAAGACCCGGCGTTCCTTCATCGGCTTGTCGAGACGGCCGATCTCGCGCTCCCACACCTTCTTGGGGTAGACGCGCTTGTTCTCAGTCGCCTCGCCCGCCCGCGCGAATTCACCGCGAACGCAGACCTTACCGCCGTCGTTCTTCTCGACGAGGTCCAAGCGAATCAGTCTGGTATCGACCAGCATCATCGCTTTCTTTGCGCCCGTGGTCTGCATCGTTCTCCCTGATCCTCAGTATCTTCGCCAGCGGAACTGCCCTCGGAAGGGCGTGTACTTCGTAGACGACTGGAATTCCTTCTTGACCTTCCTCGTCTTGCGCTTGAACGGGTTTCCGCCGAACCCGACCAGCTCCAGCCGACCGCTGCGGTACGCCGTCCGGCGATACCGCCACGCCTCCGTTACTTCTTCGTCTCCTTCTTGCTCTTCCCGAAAGGGGACTTCTTCTCGTCGTCCCCCTCGTCCTCGTCGTCGTCCTCGGCGTCGTGCCCGTCTTCGGACGCACCCTTGACGGTCTCTCCGAGGTCATCATCCTCGGTGATGTCGGCGTACATGTCGAGCCCATTGAGGAGATCCGACATGTGGCCCTTGAAGACCTCGCCGATCTCTTCGAGGTCGAACTCCTCGTCCTCGCCCGGACCCTCATTGAGCCCCTTGGCGATCTCGGAAGCCTCTTCGGCCATCTCCGAGAAGAACTTGGCCGCTTCGGCGAGCGTGTCCTTGTCCTCGCCTTCGGCCTCGGCCTCGAACTTCGCGAAGGCGCGAGAGAGCATCTCAGCGATGATCGCGACATTCGCGAACGCCTTGACGGTGTGCTCGACGCGCTCCGTATCGATGCCCGAGACGATCTCCTGCACCTCTTCGAGCATGTTGGAGATCGTGTCGTTCCCGAACGTCAGGCGCCGACGACCTGCCGCCTTGCCGTGACGCAGCTTCTTCGCACGGAGGCGGTGCCTCTTCAGCATCCTCTTGACGGTGGACTTCTTCCGGTACTTGCGACCCGCCGCCTTGGCCTTGCCCTTCTTCTTTGCGCGCCGCCACTTCAGGCGCTCGCCCGACGTGTGACGCTTCAGGCGGGAAGAGCGGACCTCGTCGAGATCCTCCTCCCCCTCCTTCTTCTCTTCAGGAGCCGACTTGGCAGCCGCCGCCTTCTTGGCGTGCTTCTCCTTGTCGTCCATCTCGTCCTGGGACTTCTCGTCGTTCGCCTCGTCGAGGAGACCGATCCGCTTGAAGTCTTCCTCGATGGTCGTCAACACAACCGGGTGTCGCAGCATTGCCGCATCCTCCACTAGGGGTTGGCCTCGCCGAGGCGCTTGGACATCTTGATCACGAAACGGCTAGCCAGTTCACGGTCTCGAAAGCCTTCGGCCAGCGTGTCGTGGAACTTCCCAAGACAGTCCACTCGCGTCAGTTGCCGAGTTGACTCCGAGGCCGTCTTCTTCACTGAGCGGAGATCCTCTACCAGATCGTCAGCAAAAGCAAAGAGAGAAGTGACGACAGCCTCGCCGTCCTTCCTACCTTTCGCTTCGCGTGCAGCATCCGTCACCTGCCGAAGCAAGTTGTCGGTACGCTCTCCGATCTGATTCAGATTCTCGATCACGAGTTCACGGTAGCTTTCGAGATCCGTCGCACTTACCGATCCATCATATAGCGAACGGAACTTGACTTGCAACCGATCCTCGTGGATCGCGGTGATCTCGTCAAGCACCATTCGCCGAATGTGGTCGGCCTTCTCCTGAAAGACCCGCCTCCAGAGGCGGTCGGATCGGTAGAACGTCGCCATAGCCTCCACGATCTGAGGTTCATCGTGGGTCGGCCGCCGCTCGACGAAGCGGGTCAAGCCCTTCAAACGGGAAAGAGCCTCTTCCACATTGCCACGAAGGAGGCTATCGACCGCCCGCTGGGACTCGCTCTTGAGGTAACTGCCCAGCTCGTCCGGACTGTACGAGGCCACCTTCAACATCTCGTGGCCGACCACCCGAACAGAGCCCTTCACCTCATCGTACTTGATGCGTAGGAAGCGACCGTCTTCCGCAAGAACGATCGCGTACCCCGAAAACGTCCCCACCACGTGGGCTTCGATCTTCGCTCCAAAAAGCCGAGCTGCGTCCGACCGAACCGCTTCGTCGATACGAGCAATCAAGTGCTCGTAGCTCCCGATCGTGAGGCGTCGAACCTCTTCGGTCGGAATGTAGCGGTTCGAGATCAGTTGCATCGTCACTGGGAAGCTACCTACCTCTCAGACGACTGTCAAGATCCCGCAGGATCTCACTTTCCACCGAACGACCGCTTACTCATGGAACGCATGTCGTTGAGCAGGTGCCCCAACTCACTCAACCGCATCGCCAGCGAACGATCATTTTTGAGAAGACGATCCAATTTTTCCTCGGCTCGCTTCTCGGCATCGCGGTTCGCTGGCAACCGCTCTCTTTCAGAGATACCACCGCGGTTCCGGTTGATCAAGCGGGATCGAGATCGGGAGAAGTGCGAAGAGTAGAGGTTACTCGTCCTCCCCTTCCCCTCGCCGGGCTCCGCGTCCGGTTCGGGCTCCCCAGGCGCTCCAGGCGCTCCAGGCTCTCCAGGCTCTCCAGGCATACCCGGCTCACCAGGAAAACCCCCTCCCGGTTGGGGAGCGAAAGCCCCAGGAGGCGCCCCCGGCTGAAACTGTGGGAACTCCTCCGTCGCAGCGGCCTGCGCTCGCGCCTCACCCACGAAGTCTCGAACTTTGTCCTCCTCCCGCTGCTGGATGAGAACCGAGATTTCGTCGTCGTTGAGACCGAAGACCTTGGAGAGAAGCCACTGAAGCGAAACGAACTCCCGCATGCGCCCCGCCAAGTCGGCTCGTGCATTCCGCACTTCTAGCTGCGCCAGCTCAAAGATAGCCGACGGAGTCGTCATGTGGAGGTCGTACTCGACCGTCGCTGGGTCGATACCGAGCGCCGCTAGGTGGACACGACACACCTTCGAGAGCCCGTTCCGAATCTCACGTTGCACGCGCAGCACAGTGCGGGCAAACCGTACGTCTTCGGAGGAGAGCACCGAACGCGCCGTACTCTCGTCTTGGGCGAGATACGCCTTCGGGATCTTCATCGCCGCGAACAGCTTGTCGCGGAAGTATTCGATGTCGTCCATGTGCTGCCAGCTCGGCGAGCCCAGCACCTCGATACGTGTACCCTCGGTTCCCTTGCGAACCGGGATGAAGAAATCCTCGTCCTGCGCCAGGGGCTCGAACTTGAGATCCAGCTTGCCCGTCGTCGGGTTGATGTACTTCTTCTTCTTGAACTGCTGGCGAACCCGGTTGGTCCACGCGAGCGCTTCTTGCGGAGGTAGATCACCCACATCCACGTAGAAGGCGTAACGCTCGGGGGCACGCTGAAGCCGGTAGATGAGCGCAGCATCCTCCAGAAGCATGAGGCGCTTCCAAATCCACCGAGCTGATTCGAGAACAGAGTAGCCGTAGATGGACCGGCGGTGCTTGCCACGGAGACGGAAGTGGACGACCTCCCAGTCCTCCAGAGCCGCTACCTTCTCCAAACCTCCGCTTCCCGAATCCGGCGCCCCTTGCCGCATCGCAGCGCGCGTCGCGAGCACCTGCTGGAACTCCGCAGGCGAGTAGCCGAAGCGGCCCTTGAAGTCCTGAACGAAGCCATACAACTCGCCACGCGGGCCTTCGATGCGCCGAACTGTCGGAGGAGGCAGGAAGTTGAAACCCCGAACCCCCTCATTCGTGACCAACAGCTCCTCGAAGTCGTTACCGTACTTCACGAGCGTGCGGGCGATCTCCCAGATCTCCTCGTCGATGCGAAGAGTCTTCTGGAAGAGGTAGTCGAGATTCTTCTCGATGTCCTTGTCCGGAGAGGTCACCCAGAGGGTTCGGTTGAGCTGGGTCTCCAGTTGCGTAGCGTCGTCTGCGAAGATGTCGATGGCTGCGGCAATCTCCGGGTAGTCGTCCATCTCCTCGTAGTCCACGTAGCGACTGAGGAGGTCGTGCTCTAGACGCAAGTAATCGGAGATGACATCGTAGCCGTAGGCTTGAAGCAGGTCGTACCCCGTCGTCGGCATACCCGACGCGGTCGAACCTTTCGCAAACTGGACAGCGAGCTGTTCCTTGTCTTTCGAGAAGGCAGTTCGGATCTTGTTGGCTACGTCCGCGAAGAAGCCCACTTAGGCCCTCCCGATCTTTCGAGAAATGTAGCTCATCCGCGCAGCCGCAGGTGGGTAGTGAGCGCTTCGAGAAAGACTTCGGAGTCCTTCCCTAGCGCCCGCATGATCCGCTCCGATACCAAAGATCCCAGGTCCGGCAGTCCTGCGTAGTCGGCCGGACGCAGCGCCAGCGTTTCGATGTAGTCCGCCAACTCCCTGGCCGTCACAGTACCGAGATCCCGAAGTATCGCCTCCAGAGGAAACTCCTGAACTACTTTTGTCACCAGCTCACGAGTAAGCGTCGAAGGCAACGTCATGACCCGCGCCGTGGTCGTCTTGACCTCGGAGACACCGAAGACAGCCTCAAGATCCTGAATCGTCGCCTTTTCCGACATCCGGCCCCATCCTAACGGACCACGTGGTCCACTTACAATGACCCCTTACCCCAACCACCGTCCCCTTCCTCCGATCCAGCGCCACCTGTGAGAAAGGGAGGAAGGAGACCGTAGTCCTGAAGATCCTGATTGGTTGCGGCACCGGGTACAGCCGCCTGCCGTTGTTCTTCCAGCCACGCATCGGTCCCAGCAAAACTGGACGAGCCTCGAACCATCGGAAGCGGGAGAGCGTTCGGAGCGTTGGCCGCTAAGGACCACAAGCAGCCAGCCAAAGCATCCGAGGTGTCCTTGGAACCGCGTGGTGGGTGGTCGATCTTTCGCTTCCTCCGGGAATCGAACTTCTGCTCCAACGTCCTTAGCTCCTCGATGAGAGGAGGATACTCGTAGTAGAAGACCCGATTCTCGTAGAGAGCGATCTTGAGGTTGTCGTAGGGCTCGGGAGTCGTATCCACCGAGATAAGCTGGGCACTATAGCCCTTCTGCCCTAGCTGCTGGAGCGAATCGGCGGACTGGAAGGAGTCCATCGACACCGAGGTGATGAGAAAGCCGTGTGCGGAAAGATCGTAGACCATGCGACGAATGTCGCCCAGGACGATCTCGTCTCCGGTAGGAGGCACGACACGGAGGATAAGGTCCACAACATAGACAGGCGCCCGCTCCATGAACTGGCGACCCTCTTCGCTGCGACGTACCACGTCCTTCCAGCCCGCGATGTGAGACATGCAAAAGCCAAGGGCGTCGTTCCGAAGAGCCGGGTCGATGTGGACGTGACGGATCGCGTTTGGATGCAGGATGGGCAGCATCTTCTCGACGCGCTGCCCGTACTGCCGGGTCTTGGTCATCTGCACCAGCTCGTCCCAACGAAACATCCCGCCCTTCGACGCATCGTAAACGAGAACACTGAAGGGGTGCCGCCGCGCTCTGTCGATAGCTTCGACGATCTTTTCTCGTCTCTGGATGAAAGGGCTGATCGCGATCGTCGCCACACCCGCGATGTCCCTAAGAGCACCTTCCAGGTCACGCTCGAAGTCCGGACGAAAGTCTTCTGGAGCCTCTACCAGAACACAGCCTTCGGGAAGGGTGTCTCGAATCTGCTCGGCTTCGTTGTCCGCCAAGATACGGGAGGGAGTCTGCTCGTTGCCGCCCAGAACAAAGAACTTATTGGAGCTGTAGTAGTCCTCGGGCTTCACGTCCCATAGGGCGTAGTCCCGTACGAAAATCGTCGGATCCTCCCGCGACTCACGAATGCGACGCGCGGTGAAGTCATCCTGCGTGCTCTTCGACGAGACGATGAACAGCATGCCCGGCAGACGACCGTACTTCTCGAAGCGGGACTTCATTCGCCGCTTGATGGCGTTGTAGATGACCTCCGCACGGTCGAGACCCGCCACCCGAGGATCAGTACCCTTCGGGGCTTTCGCCATGAAGTTCGACTCGTCGATGAACGCCGAGATGGTGTTCAAACCGAGAGCCGAGGTGTCGGTCGAGGCTCGGGACGCCACCCACAAATTTCCGGGGAACCGCAGCTCCTTCTTCGTTCGCTCGAACGGGAAGTGTTCCCGAAAATAGGGACTAGCGTCGATCTTCGTCGCCACGTTCTCGAACACGACCTTTGTCGCCAGCATCTCGGAAACTGAGAGCGCCACGACAGAGATGTTCGAGTCCTTCGCCAAACCGAAGCTACGATGCGGATCCTTCATGCAGGACAGCTCGTAGATGACGCGACAAACCCCGATCGACGCAGTGAAGGTCTTGCCGTAACCGATCGAGCCGGTCCAGATGCACTCGTGGTAGCCGCCCTCGAACAACTCCACGAGGTCATCGAGTAGCTTCGGATAGATATTGTCGCACGTGTGTCCGAGGAAGTTGGGGTCGGTCACGAACGTCTTCATGTCCACAGGCGTGCGCTTGTATTCCGCCTGGCCCATGTATTCGAGCAGGCGGCTAGACTGGCCTTCCTCCGGCGTAGGAGGATCGTCCTTCAACTCCTGAAGAAGCACCTCCAGAGTCTCTCGCTCCTCCGGCGAGAGGGACTTCAACTCCTTCAGAAGAAGGTTCTCCTCCTCGGCGGGGGTGCGCCTGCTGAAGGTTCGGCCGCCCTTGCTGACGATCATTCGATCTCCGCGTCGTCGGCTTCCGCCTCCGGCTCGACTTCCGATTCCATCGCCGCTAGCACCTCTTTCTCCTCGAACGGCGCCATATCAGGAGCAGGGGTAGCCTTCTCGGTGCGCGCAGGAAGCGCCAAGATGCGCTCCGCAATGTTGAGCACCTTGCGACGCGCCTCGGGATCCGCCATGACCTTCTTGACCGAGTCCTTGCCGTACTTCGCCTGCAAGTCAGCGTGCAGGTGCGCCTCGACATCTACCTGACCGATGTGCCGGGTGTTGAGCCCCAAGTCCATCTTGAGGTCGGCGATGGCGCTGAGTAGTTCGCGCGCCACCCGAACCTCCTGGGTCATGGTCGGCATGAGCTTCTTGATACCCTTTTCCGTAGCGAGATCGATGCCGATACGATCCATCTGAAGCTTGTAGAGGTTCTCCAGCTCCTTCAGTTCGTCGATACCTGCCTCGACTTCTTCGGTAGCCTTGTGGAACACCGGGGGCATCCTTTTTGAAACGAGCTGGGCCGGGGGAATCGAGTCCCGGAAACGCTGGAGCGTCTGCATCAAAGCCTGTTTCGTCGCGTGGGCGTACTCCTGGCGGTCCTCTTGGATGTAGCGAGCCAGCTCCGACATCGACCAACCCGCCAGAATGCGTTCATAGACCTCGTTGAAGCACCGAAGGCTCCGAAGCTTTTGAAATCCCTCGTCCCTGCTAAGAGGTCGAACTCGATCGCCCTTTTTCATGGTCATCCCGATCAAAGTACATCTTACCAGGCGCTCGGGATCAACGCAGGCGTCGAATCGCTCCTCCAAGAATCTCTCCGATGAGATCGTTGTAAGAGATCCCCATCGCGGTGGAGATCAAGACTAGGTCGCTACTCTCCGGGGGAGCACTCAACCCAGGCAGCGGGTTGATCTCCAGAAAGACCGGAGTGCCGTCCGTACGAAGACGGAAGTCCACCCGCGACACGTCGCGACAACCCAGCGCGCGGAAAGCTGCGAGCGCTGACTCACGAACGCGATCCGAGGTACGGGCATCCAGATCCGCAGGACACGAGAAGTTCACCGAGTTCTTCCAGTCGCGCTTGGCTTCCAGCGAGTAGATGGTCCAAGCGACCTCGTCTTTGTCCTTCCGACTGCTCGCCAGCACCTCCATGACTCCAAGAATGCGCGGAGGATCGCCAACGATACCGACCGTCACCTCCCGCCCCCAGATGTACTCCTCCACCAAAGCAGGCTGATGATAGAGATCCAAGATCTTCTTCGCTCGTGCTTGGAGACTCGCGTCGTCCCATACCACCGAGTCAGTGAAGATCCCCTTCGAGGACCCTTCGTGGTTGGGCTTCACAATGAGCGGATAGTCCAACCCACGAAAGTGCCGCTCCTTGAACACGTGGTCGAGGTTGACTGCAAGGTACCCCTTCGGAACCGCCACGTTTGCAGCTCGCACTAGATCCTTAGCCGCCTGCTTGTCTAGCGACACCGCCAAGGCGAGGGCATCGGAACCGACGAACGGGATGCCTAGCATCTCCAACGTGGCAGGCACCTGAGCTTCGCGCGCTCGCCCGCCAACCCCCTCCGCGATGTTGAAAACCAGGTGCGGACGATGTGCGTCGAGCGCACCCAACATCCGACGACCCCAACCCAACAGATCCACGTCGTGCCCGTGAGACCGGATGGCTGCCGCGATGGCGTCGATGGTCTCTTGGGCGTCGTACTCTTCGAGAGCGTCGTCGGTAATCGCAAGCCCCCGCTCGCGCAGTTCGCTCACCATCTCCGACTTCGCGTTGTAAGTTAGGCCGATCTTCAAGAGGACACCTACTCCTTCCCACCATTAGCGGATCGGTATCGGGAGCGCAACTACGCCTTGTCGGCCCAGGAGAAACCAGACTCGGCCTCGACCTTCACCGGAACCTTCCGCATGAACTGGATGACCCCATCGTGCATACCCTCCGAGAGATCTTTCTTGACCAGATCGACCAGCTCCGATTCGTCTGGAGTTTCTGTGATGATCTCGTCGTGAACGTGGTGGACCATCTTCACTGGGCCGTTCCACTTGCCGTACTTCTTCATGCGGAAGTAGACGTTCCGAAGAGCCGCCTTCAGCCCGTCTGCTCCCGACCCTTGGACCGGCGTGTTGAAGAATTCGTTGTGAGCATCCTCCCCAAGATAGCGTAAGCGACCCGCCAACGTGCGCGCCATGTGCGACCGCGCGCCCTCGCGCAACACCTCCTCGTGCCACTCCGCGATCCGAGAATATGCTTGGAAGAACTTGTTCCGGAAGTCCTCTGCCTGCTTGAGCGTAAGCGAAACACCGTAGTTTGCCTGTGCATAGAGCACGAGCTTAGCCGCCTGCATCCCATAGATGAAGCCGAAGTTGACTGGCTTGGCCTGCTGACGCTGGCCCTTCGTTACCTGTTCCTTAGACAGCCCGACGAGAATCGCCGCCGTGGCTCGATGGGCATCGTCGTCCTCTGAATTGAAGATGGCTATGAGAGCCCGATCACCGGAGATCTCCGCGACAAGGCGCATCTCAATGTTCGAGTAGTCCGCCAAGACGAATCGGCGGCCTTGGGGAGCCTTAAAGCACTTGCGAAACTCCTTGTCCCGCGGGATCTGCTGGAGGTTCGGCTTGGAGCTGGCGTACCGACCTGCCCCAGTGAACGGATAGAAGTCGGAGTGGATCCTGCCGGTCAGGGCGTTGATGTGTCGCAGGTACTCGGGACCGAAGGAGGAGTGCTTCTTCGAGAAATCTCGGTAGGCGAGGAGCTTCTTGATGACCGGGTACTCGGCCGCGAACATCGCGAGCGTCATCCCGCGCGTGTTCTGGAGAACCACCAAGCCGGTCCCCGCACACGGATGGCAGGCATCGCCACCGCGCAACCGACCTCGACCCCGACACTCCTCACACGCCTGCTGGATTCCTAACTTCCGCAGCGAGGTGAGCATCTGCTGAGGCGAGTCCAGGTTGATGCCCGGCTCGATACCCAGCAGCATGAGTTGCTGCTTCGGATTGGGTAGCTCCCAGACGAGTTGCTTACGCAGCTCTTCCGCCTTGCGTCCGTTCTCGTCAGCAAGAACGGACCACATCTCTCGATCGAGAGGAAAGCCGTTCAGCTCGACCGCCGACTCGGGAAGGATGGCGCCGAACTCGATGAGCGCAATCCGGTTCAAACCCTTCTGCGCGAGCTTCGGCTTGAGCGCGTCCCGCAGCGCGGGGAGGTACACCACGTCACTCGCGGAGTAGGCGTAGTGCTCGTTCGTAAGAGCCTTCGACCAATCGGATGCGCCAAGGTCGCGCGTCGGAGGCGACATCTTCAACTCGCGCTCGTAGAGCGAGTACAGATCGTGGGAAAAGTCCCTACCGTTGTGGATCAGGACAGAGGCCCGAAACGGATCGAAGACCGGCCAGAGTTCAAGGTCGTACTTGTAAAGAAACCACTTCTGCTCGAACTTCGCGTTCTGGATGATCTTCACGCCGCGCGATTCCGCGAGCGCTGGTACGACCGGCCCGAGCGTCTTCGTCTCGAAGAGGTCGATGACGTAGACACCTTTCCCGGTGTTGATCGCAACCAGTCGTATCTCGTCCTTGAACGGCGAAGGACTGGTGTCGGGATTGGCCGGATTGTAGCCCGTCGTCTCGATGTCGAGACCGAGCGCCTCCGCACTCAGAATCTCGTTCGCTACGTGGCCTAGCCGCTCCGGCGAACGGACGATCTCATAGACGAGTTCCGGCATCGCGCCCCAACCAATGTTGTGGCACGAGAGCCGGGGAGCCGTCTACGCTGTCTGGTTTTTTGGATAGGGGGCGACAACTCGGCCAGCCCCCGAAGGTTGATGAACACGAAGGATCGCTGCGTTTCCTGGTGTGCGCACATCAGGTGCGGTGAGAGAGTCCGGACTCTCTCGGCGTTTAGGCACTGCCGCTGCAACAATCCTTCCTGCTCACCAGCCCTTCGGAGCGCTGGCCGAGCGCCAGGGACGAGGCTTACGCCTCAGCGCGCTGGAGGCGCTTGCGACCGCGCTCGGTGATGCGGTACTCGCCGCGCTCGGCCTTCTCGATGAAACCGCCCGTCTTGAGACGACGCAGCGAGTTGCGCACCCACGAGTTGGCCTGCGCCTTGGAGGCCGCCGAGGACTTGAAGATCTTGGTGAGGTCGGTGATCGAGATCGTCTCACGCGGACCCTCGCCCTTGCCGTCGAGCGCAGTGAGCACCTTCGTCTCCTTCGCGTTCAACTCCTCGACCTTGAGGTCGATCTCCGGACCCGACTGGCCGGTCGTCGGCTTGTCCTTGCGAGCCCGCGTGGCGCCCTTCGGCTTGGCGCCCTTCGGCTTGGCACCCTTCGCCTTGACCGAACCCTTCCCGTTGGTCTTGGCCTTCTTGGCACCCTTGGGCTTTCCGCTCGTCTCCGTCTTCTCCGTCGTCGCCATCGCATTCTCCGTCGTCATCTGGCCGTCTCCTTTTTTGTCCATGTCCGTCGTCGTCCGTTTTGTCCGTGTCCGTTTTCCGAATCTCTTATCCCAGAGTGTAGCTAGTGGAAGATCGATTGTCAAGGGGATCGTTTTTGATTTCTACCTCATCCCCTCAGGCAGCTCCCACGAAAGTCGGAAGCGATCTCGGCGGGCCGACAACTCAGCCTGAACTCCGATCGGGATCGGTGTTGCCATGGTACTCACCCCAAAAGGGAAGCCAAGCACAATCGGTCCCGAAGTAGCGCTACGCAGAGATCGATCCAGGATCTCCCAGACCTGCGGAAACAGATCTGCGTCCGTCCCATACGGACCACTGCACGAAATTTCCCCAACCACAAAACCCTTCACCGCGCTCCAGAACTTACCCAACTCGATACCCTGGAGCCGCTCCCAGAGGAGGTACTCGTTTTCTCCGGGCGCGGCGGTGCCGTGCTCCTCGAAAAAGAGGATCGCGCCCTCCAAGTTAGGACAGTAAGGCGTACCTGTGATCTCTCGAAGCACGCTGAACGTACCTCCTACCAGATGCCCCTGACAGTCGCCCTCCTGAACCAGTTCCACAGGCAAGTCAGCAAGAGCTACATCCACAGGGGGCAAACCTCGTCGGAACGCCTGCACGGTCGCCACCAGGCTCTTCTCGTCCTGATCGAACTCGCACGACACGTTCGCACCCAAGAAACAGACGTGCCCCAGCTTAACCAAGTAGAGCAACAAGAAGTTCACGTCCGAGAACCCGATCACCGGCTTGGGTGTCCACGGCTTCATCGCCCACTCCGATGCCAGACGCGGCAGGAGATAGCTCGCTCCCGCGCCCCCGTCCAAGCACCAGATGGCGTCGATATCCGGATCTCGCAGCATCCCCACGAACTCAACGACCCTCTGCTCGATCCTGAGAAAAGGATTCGGGTACCTCGGCAGCCCGCGAGCCTCGTCGCCTAGAATCACCGTGAGCCCCAGATCCCGCAAGACGCGCACACCGCGGTAGACGTGATCAGCACGGCTGCGCCAGCTCGGCGCCGGAACTCCGATCCTCTTCCAATGATGTAGCACGATCCCACCCTACCAATCGATCAGGCGATTGTCAAGGATCTCTTCAGCGCAGCGGCGACCCGAAAATGTGCTTGAATTCCGAGGCTGTACGAGAGATCCAATCGGTGCCCTCCGCGAAGCGCTGAATGCGATCTACGCGCTTGGTCAGCTCTTTACGAGCCATCCCAGACAGGACCATGGCACCCGAAACCGACACGTCTCCGGCAAGAGCATCCACTTCGCGAAACGCCTTGTCGAGGGTGGGAGCGTCCGCCACATACGCGGCCACGCGACGACCGAATCGGTCATTTACGACCGGCAGCGAGAGCCACTTGTCTCTGATCTTGGCTGGGTAAGTGGCCCAGAAGGAGCTGTTCTTGCGTACCACCGGAAGGTCTTCGGTCGTCACGATGTCGAGAGCGTGTTCGGGAATCTCCTCGGTCTTGGCGTCCACGATGAGGACCATGCGGTCCTTCAGCGCACTCCGAACGGTCTCCACCTTTCGGCCGGTCGCGACCCCCAGCAGCATCTCCCCGAGGTCGGAGACTGAGTGACAGAAGAACTCGGTCAGACCGTTCCCCCATCGAGGAGTCCATTCAACGGGACGGTACTCCCCGTCGTCGGTCAGCATGCCGTTGATGTTGACCAGGCCGCGAAACTTGCGCTTCGCGTAGGCGCGTGTGATGGCTTCCGGATCCACCAGCTTCGAGGAATCCACCGACAGGTCGTAGGCAAAGCCCCCGTCGCCGTCGTACGTCACCATGAGCGGCCCCACCAGCTCCTTGCCGTTGAACCACCCCTCGACCGCTACTTCGGTGCCGGGGATGAACTCCTCCAGGTGAAGCGCGATCCCGTCCTTCGGGAACGCAGCCAGCTTGGGAGCCAACATCCGCACCTTCTCAGCCACGTCCTCTCCTTCAGGATCGGACCCAACAAAGGTCTCCAAGAACGCTCGCGCGGTCTGGTCGATCTTGAGAACGTACCTGTTCGGGTTCTTCTTCACATACGCGACAAGCTTGTCTGGATCGAAGAAGCGCTGAACCTCCGGAGGCTTCAGACCGATCTCCCGGAAGATCTCGCGACCGTACGCTCGGTCCAGTTCGAGCCGCGTGCCCCACGGACCCGGCCCGGCCACCGGAACACCATTCTTCCGTAGATACTCCACGATCTTACCGCGGTGCGAGGAGCCGGTCACCGTCGCCACGTCCGCCCAACCGATGCCCTTCATCCAGTTGTCCGGAGCCAGCTCGAAACCCATCCCGAGCCCGAGGGTGCTCATGTACGGGCTCTCCGATTCCGGTCCCCAGATGGAGGCGTACATGACCTCGTGCCCATCCCGGCGAAGCCGCTGCGCTATCGGAAGACCGTGGCAGAGGTAGGTATCGACGACAAGGACGCGCATCAGTTCTCCGAGGCTGCTGTGATCCCGCAGAGGCGCGCGAGCGTGAGAGTCCTCTCCGATTCCGCAAGCGGGATAGCGATCACGAGGATACCACCCACCCGGATTTTGTTGCCGTCCGCATCCACTACTTGTCCGCTCCCCGAGCCAACCGCCCGCGGCGACAGCCCGTTTTGCTTGAGCAGTGCGAAGAAGTCCTCGACCGAGACGCGACGCGACGGAACGATCGCCATCAACCGTTCATCGGGACGCTTCTCGACTTGCAAGGCGTTCAGCGCTCTCACAGCCGGTACCGTGTTCTCCGCATCCGCGGATCATCCACCGGGTACACAAGCCCCTGGTCTTTGGTGTAGCTGCGCGACAAAAGAGAGATCGCCGCGTGGTCGGCTTCCCAAGCCCGGATGAAGCGTTTGACGATCTCGTTGTGCCCGACAGCAGGCGGTTTGGCCTTCGGCTGATCGGGAGGCGATTCCGCCTTGGCCTCCTCGACACCCGCAGCACGCTTCACGCGCGAACGCAGATCCTCGTCTACCACGTACTCCTTCCCCTCCTGCCGACCCCAGGCCAGCTTGAGGGGAAACGACCCAGAGTCGAAGACCGCGAAGTCGTCCACGAGAGCGCTAAGCTCTACGAAGTTCTTCGGAATGATCGGCACCGCCGACCGAACGCGGTCTTCCGGAACCCACCGACCTGTCTTCTCCCCTCGCTCATTGGAGCGCTCCACCGCCAAGTCGGCATCCTCGACGTGCGTCATGACAAGTTGAATCTTGTAGCCGTTCCGCTTTAGCTGCTCGATCACGTCCTTGTAGTATTCGAGATCGCGACCGACTCCCTCGAAGACGAGATTCATCCGCCGAGCGACGGTCTCGTCTCGAAGCTGTTCTCCGAGGTAGCCCGCCTCCTCGTAGACGATAGCCGCTCCGTTCTTCGCACGCTGGGCCACCGCATTCTGGAACTCCGGAAGGTACTCCATAATACTGTCCGGATCGATGTGGACGAACTCACCTCCCGCGACGACGCCCCCTACGGCCGTACTCTTGCCACTCGCTGGAACCCCCATCGTCAAGACGGCTACCGGACGCTGATCATCCGCTACACGCTTGCGTCCCTTGATCTTGTCCTGCCGCATCTTCCGCATGATGGAGTTGTGGAGCCGCTGGCGCTGCGCGTTCGGACGACGCCGGTACTCGTCCGGTAGATGGGCTAGATTGGGATCCTCCTCGAAGTAGGCGCGGGCCGTGCTCGCAGGGAGATTCTCTGCCTCCTCTTTCCACGGACCTTGAGCCACCGTGTGAACGAGCTTGAACGGTTCGACGGCGTCCTCTTCGTCGTCTTCCTCTTCGTCGTCTTCGTCGTCCCCCAGACGACGCAGGGTTCGACCGAGTCTCAGCCACTCCCCATTCGGCATCTTCTGGTGATCGTAGCCGTCACTCCAGTTACGGATGGTCCCTGGAGGAAAAGCCAGCGCCTCCTCGATCGTGTCCCCGGTCTTCGGCTGCCACCAGTCCTGGAGATAGTCCTCGCGATAGAAATCCTGAAGCTCGTCATCCGAAGAGATGGCTGCCCTGAGAGTGGCAAAGCC